ACCAGCCGCACCAGCATGCGAGCTTCCGTCATTAGCACCACCAGCACCGCCAGCGCCGACAGTGACCGTCAAAGCAGCACCAGATACAGACAGAATGCCCATCTGCTCAACATACTCACCTGAGCCGCCGCCACCGCTGCCGCCAGTGTTGGCCTGAGTACCGCCACCGCCACCACCGCCGATCATCGTTATCAGCAGTGATGTAACGCCAGTCGGAACATTGAACGTTCCTGATGCTGTGAACTCCTGACCCTTTAGCGATCCCGATGTACCGACGCTGCCCTGCGTACCCTGAGCACCTTGTGTGCCTTGAGAGCCTTGCGATCCCTGAGTGCCTTGCGCGCCTTGAACGCCCTGAAACCCCTGCACGCCTTGCAGACCAACACCGGGGAAGCCTTGCGGCCCCTGTGCGCCTTGAAATCCTTGATTGCCCTGCGGCCCACCAGATGAGCCTTGGAATCCCTGCGGGCCTTGCGGGCCTTGGGAGCCGAGTTGGATTAGCGACGAGACTTGACCACGGAAGCTGATGCCGCCGTCGTCCACTTGACCTTCGATCCAGTCTGTAGGCTCAAAGTCCTTGACGGTAGGTATTTTGAAGATCGGCCAGAAACGGAATGCCATTTATTTCCCCGGTGTGTATTCGAGCCACGCGCCAACGAGCCTGTCAGCGAACGGGTCAGTCGCGGATAGTTCGAAGATTCGGTCCTTCGCGGAACCCAGTCGCTTCCAGATATAGCGCAACTTGGTCTCTCCAATCTTTCCCGCCGACATCCAGTGCTCGTTGCTCCAGCTAAGTCCTCCATCATCTGACCAGCGCAGCATGTACTGAGGGTCTTCGCAATTGACATTGGGAACGCCGGAGAGCACACGCACGTCATCATCCGATGATTGCAGAACACGCCAGTCGTCGTCACTCGATTGCAAAACGCGGATATTCTCTTCGCACTCAAGGTGTCCACCCGGCTCCGTGTACAGTTCGAGACGGTTATAGCGATTCTTGATGTGCGTCAGCTTTCCGGTCGGCTGCGCGGGCCATGTACGCACTCTCTTGCGCTTCTCGCCGTTGTCCGTGTACGTGTTCAGGTCGAACTGATACAAACTGCCATTGGCGTAGTCGCCGACAACTGGCTTGCCTTTGAAGATTGCACAGCAGTTCGAGCGGTGACGGTGATATAGGCCGTCAACGAAACTGGCGCGCTCGTGCCACAGCCCACTCGAAAGATCGTAGCACCACGTCACGTCGGCTGACGGAAGGATGAGAACGTAGAAGATATGCCCTTCCTGCTCGTAAACGTAGGAGACAGCATCATCGATGCGCGGATAGCTCTGCAACGCGCGCTCGATGCAGTGTGTGCTGATCCTGTTGGCAACGTAGCCGCGAGTCTGCAAAACCGTTCCCTGTCCCTCTTTGCTCTTGGAGAGCCAGATAATCGAACCGTTGGCGATCTGAGCAGAGTACGGAGCGGCGATGCCGTGCTGGATAAACACGCCCTGAAGCCTTTGGAACGAGAAGCCGGGATTACCGGCGTTGATCCACACTTCGGTCGTTTGAGTACCGAACAACCATACCTCACGGTGGTTGTCGATCATCATCGCTATTGGGTCGGGTTGGCCGTCCTTGGAGCTAAAATTCAATCCGTTCCAAGTAAAGACATTGTTGATGTCGCTCTGCCACCACGAGGTCGTTCCTGTTTGGTTGAGCAGAAAGAATCCGTCCTGATAGGCGCAAACAATCGGAGCGCCGGTCGTGAACGGCAGTGAGATGATTGAAAACGTACCGGCTATCATGTCGTAGCCGTAGGCATTCACCCCGTCCACGATGAGCATCTGCTGGCCGTTGTCACACATGCCTATCGGTCCAGTGGAAGTGTTCAGACCACCGAGCACATTCACGTTATAGGTATTGGTGATCTGCACGAAGGTGTTCTTGAACACACCGAACAAGGCTCCAGTTCCCATCGCGTGCATAGTGCGCCATTGTCCCGGTGTCTCGCTCGACCGTATCGGCAGTAGGCCGGGACAACCATAGAACGCGCCCACAGTTTTACCATCCTTGGTATCGACCATTTCCGCGTAGAGGTTGATCGCGCGCTGATCGCTCAACAGCAGGCTGCGGGACTGATAGGTTCCGCCCAAGAAAGGGGAAATTATACGAGGCATAAGCAATGGTGTTGCTGTCCGTCGTCAATTGTTTTATACTTGCCGACATGACCTTTTGGATTCCGGTTCGCGGTTACGAAACGCATTACGAAGTCAGCGATGACGGTAATGTGCGACGTATCATTTCGCCGTGCCTTATGCACCGTAAGTTGACGGCAGAAAGTATTGACGCGATTAACGCATTCGTCGCCGCCGGATGGAGCCGCAACAAGATAGCGAAACACGTTGGCGTTACCAGCGAAGTAATTCGTAGATTTGTTTGTGGCGTTTCGTATAACTACACTCCGAAAAATCTCAAGCCAGCGATGGGCACTGACGGTTATCCATTCGTGGCGTTGTGCAAGGATGGAATTAGACGACAGTTCACTCTGCACGAACTTGTAACTGACGCCTTTCTTGGTAAGCGTCCAAAGGGACTTGAAGTGAATCACAAGGATGGGAACAAAACCAATCCTCGACTTGAGAATCTTGAATATGTAACCAAGTCCGAAAATACGCAGCATTCCTTGTATGTTCTTCTCAAAGGCAAAAAGATCACGCCAGAAATAGCGCGCACGATCAGACTCTCCAAGGGGTCGTGCTCTCGCGCCGAATTGGCGGCAAGATTCGGCATAACCGTCCACATGGTAACGGCCATATGGATCGGTAAAGCGTGGGCAAATGCTTAGATTCGGCATTAGTAACTCCGCCCTGACCAGCCGTCCGTCCTTATGTTGTACCCGCCGTAGCTGCCGCCGCAGATTTCCGGGTCATAAGCAATTGGCGGATTCTGGAGATTGGTGCGCTTGATGTTGCCAAGATAGCGCGCCGCAAGCTCAATGGTCACCGGCTGCGGAGTCTTTTCGAAGAACGGAGCGACCACCACCGCCAAGTTCTCTTTCAATGCGGGCACGTAGCCGCGCGGCAGCACGATCTGCGTCACGAGGTCAGGGAAGGCCACAAGCTCCAGATAACTGAAGATGCTCATGGTCCTTACCGGCGGCATCGGCTTCGGCCAGAGATTGATGATGCCAAGCGGATTCTGAGAATCGTAGAATAGATAGTTCGGAATCTGCGAGCCGATCTGCCGGTTGGTGATCTGGTTCCACTCGTACTGCTGGACTATCTCCACCGGATAGTTGTTGCCGTTGGTGTCAGTGGTGAGCGCCTGAATGATCCTCAGCGGTCGCGTGCCGATGATGTCTGCACCAACCGGGCCGATGGTGTACTGGCTTTGGTTGGCGACCAGAGGGAAGGTCGTCGTCAGTTGCGCGAAGCACGTCAGGTTCTCGTTCGCCCATGTATCGAGCAAGTCGTTCAGCAGTTCGAGACAGCGCTCGGCGTCGGCGTCGGAGATAGGCTCTCCCGGCGCGTACTCGCCTATCGACTCAAGCGCGTGTCGAATAATGCTGGTGGTGGTCGTCGCTGGTGTCGGCACGATGCCTCCTAGTGCATTACGTTGTGGACGTACACGTCCTGACAAGTGAGGCTCGGATCGGGATGACACCAGCACTCGGGTGACATCTCATGCACTTTGCCGAATTTCGGAAGCAAGTGAACGATGTCGGCGGCATCAACCTCCGCGACGCGGTCGAACGTCGGAACGAATTGATAAGGAGCCATTCATGCCACCTTCACCCTCGGTTTCTTGAGCGCTGCGGGAACGGGAAGAGTGGCCGCTCCCGTAGCGCTCTCACTCAGACAGGAGATGTCGGAGTCTTGTTTTCGTGGGTCGTTGATGCCGCCCGGTTGACGCATGAGAAATTGGTGGAAATTACCTTCGTACACCTTGTCGTCTTTGTGATGGTTAAGCGTCAAGTCCGGAACCAACCAGATGTCGCCGCACTTGTCGCGCCAACGACGACAGAACGAGTAATCTTCGCCCCACCAAATGCGCTCGAAAACGCCGTGATTGAACAGGTCAACGGACTTGTGGTATTCGGGTCCGTAGCACAGTTCCGGATAGGCCAGCATGAAGGCGTCCACCGCTTCCTTGGTGATCTTCAGGAAGCCAGCGGGAAGCAGTTTGGCCTTTATCGCGCCGTCACTTCGACGGACAACAGGCGTAAAGTCGGCATTCGTTTCGATGGTGCCCATGTAGTGAACCTCATCGACCTTTGCCCTGTACGTTCCACCGACAACATCGCCTTTTGTTTCGATTACCTTGAGCAGATCGCGCGGGCCGAAACCCAAATCGTAATCAAGGAACACGATGATGTCGGCCTTCGCGTCGAGAGCCGCACGCAGCATCGTCGCCCGCGCAGCAGAGATGTACGGGTTATC